AATTGTCCAGGTGTTATTAAGTCACCTGGTGCCCATTGGTTAATACCTAAGCTTGTTGTATTTGGTGTTTGTGCCATACTGTACCTCCCTATATTATTCTCGCTCTAAATATTCCGTCTGACTCTGCTACCATTTCAAAGAGAAATTCGCTAGGCATACTAGCCCCAGCTCCAAGAATGGAATGCCATGTATCATCACGGACGTATTGTAATGTGCCTGAATCATCAACTCTTAACCCATGTACTCCTCCAGGTTGTTCTTCTATATGTTTACGCTCATGTAGCTGCAATCTACTCTCTGTAACCCATCCTAAAGATGATACTGAGAGCTCTATTGCGCTTTGTATATGCGTAGTTATCCCTGCTACAATAGTGAACTCTATTACATCATTCATACCAGAGATTGCAGGAGCAGTCAATACATTATTTATATCATCTCGCATTAACCAAGATACTGCAAATAATGGAGGTACAGGCGTTCCCCATGCAAATGTTCCAGTTGGGTATATGCCAATCTCTCTAATGACTCGCAATTGACTAAGCCCAAAATTTGTTACACGAATCGTAAACTGTATACCAGGCTGTGGTGATATTACCCCACTTTGGTCCATAACCAATCCATCTTCGACGAATTGCATATCAGTTATTTGAACATGCGCTTGGAACGGTGAAACAAGCTCTGTAAACTGGTCAAGTGGTTTTGGAGGAGGCATATTGTTCCCTAACCCCTCACCTAATACTGCAACAAAATTGTTAAGCCATTCAGCCTCAATCAATGCCCTTGTCGCATACGAGGCTCCATCAAGGGTAATAGAACTTACGAACCCTGTGTCTATCGTCGATGCGCTTGTTGGGGTTATTATAAAATCTTTTGGGTCCATTGCAAACCTCCTACTATGCGGACTTATTTATTAAGTTTTGTTTTTGTGATGAAAGCATGTTCATGTTTTCATCTATTATGCTTTACTGTAAATTACCCATATGTTATACGGCATATTGCTTCTTGCCTGAGTAAATCTTGATTGCAATCGCATTCCCATTCCACTTATATCAAGGCTCGATGTTCCCCATACGGTATATCCGCTAACGGATAACGTATGCCCAAATGCCATCTTACTATTTGCGGCAAAGTGGATTGAGCCACCACAATCTACTATATCGACAATCGATGTATGCGTGGCAAGTGGTATTTCTACATTTGTATCGGCAGCGGCAGTTATATTTCCTGTGAACCGTTGCCCGAAGCTCCCATCCCCAAAATCCAATTCAATGCCCACCGGCCATAAGTTCGGTGCATTCTTAAATCCGCTAATGTCTTGCCAGTTGTCCCATCCCGCATCCGTGCTTGACCGTGCAAATATTCTTAGAAAGTCTCCGGATGTTGCCCTTGTTTTTGCAATCTGGAACCTACCCTGTCCTACTGCGGCGTAACGTAAGGAGACTGTTATTGTCCAATTATATCTTCCGATAACAGGGGCATTTATCATCGTTTGCCCGCTGTCGGCGTTAAATGTAACGTAATCGCCGGGGGTTAGTACGTTGTTAAAATCCGTACCATCTGCAAGTGTGGTGATTGCGTTGATTGTTGGCGGGATGACGGCAACGGGCGGTATGAATCGCATCCCAGAAACTGCCGCATTGAACCCTGACCCACTCGTTGTCATTACTATGCGGTCGTTTTTGCGAACAGGCAACAATGTTCTGGTATTTGCCATAGCTTGCCCGGCTATGCGGTAAACTTCCGTTCCGTTTATCGCTACTGCATTAAACGCGGTATCATATGAACTTCTTGAAAAATGACACTCGACAAATCCGTCACGCCCTGCTGTCCAATCAAGGCCATGTAGCGTCGGTTCAATATTCGCATAATCGGGAACAAACGCCACCTGCTCTGTTGTGGGTGGGATTACTATGCGAGGCGGGAAATAATATATATTCGATTCCGAAAACGCGCCAATACCAAGTCCCGGAATAGATATTACATCTCCAGCTTTTACCGGAATCGGAATATATGCGCCGGGTGTTGCGTTTGCGCCCAATGATTGACTGAAAAATACCGGAGAACCATTTATTCTTATAGTAGTCCTCGCAGGATTTGTAGCGTCTGTTGTTCCAGTGATTCTAATGTCAAACGACAAAAATCCATCCTTTGCAACCGTATATAGCGTTGAGTCAGGAACTGGTACTGCGCTATATACGGTTTCTCTTGCGGAATAATCAGGTACATACGAAAATTCCTGTGCTTCGGGACTTATGACGGTTCTGGGTGGAATAAACTCACAAACTCCCCACGGTGTTGTTGCATTTGTAGCAATTATGTCTACCGTATCGCCTTTTTTTACAACAACAATCCCGCCCATTCTTTGGTCTGTTATTGTGGCGGGCGCACCGGCTTGTGTTCCACCATAATCAACAATCGCACCATTTACAGATACCGTTATTGCTACGGGATGAGCTGTTGCAATGTAGTTAAAACGATATGTGAAAAATCCATCTTCTGTTGCAAACCATTGATATGGGAATCCAAACACGGGAGTGACAATATTTGTCGCTTTTTCATAATCTGGAATAAAGCTACCGCTACTGTTAGCGACTTCGCCGCCAAAATACCCTACGCCAAGCGGAATGGGTATGCTGTTGCGCATTACCGCGCCTTTGTATATATCCATGTCTTACACCCCTAAACCTTAATATATCTCACCCAAACATAGAATTTAGCGTTATTCCGTACTACAGAACCCCTTGTAAACAGCCTAACGTCACCAATTGGGCTTATGTCAACAACACTAAATGATATTGATGACATTGCATCATTCATGTTTGAGTGACCTATCGCCTGAATCGTGTTGTTGCCTAAATCGAACCATCCACCAGAATCAAGTATTCTCCTTGATGTATCTGCTTGCGCGCTGATTGTTTGAAATACTCTTGTGTTAGCAGTTGAGGATATTTCGCCTGTTCGCTTAATACCGAATATGCCGTCACCGAGATTAACCTCTATACCGTCATCTCGCCATGTGTGGGGATTGGTCGAGATTGGGATGTTGATTTGGCGTGGTGGGATAAAAAAGCAAGTTGCGCTCGATATAGCGCCTAATCCGGCATTGTTTATTTCAACCGTATCACCCGCTTTTACGGGCAATATGCCGCCATAAACTATGCCATTGCTTTGTGCGACAACATCAATAGCCTTGCCATTTATATAAACTCCTAATCCATTAGTGCTTACTGCCCCATATCGAATAAAACCGTCTTCGATTATAGGGAACGTTCCGCCTGTGCTGTTGACTAAGTTTGTAGCACTTTGGTTCGCATAATCCGGCACAAAACCTCCACCGCCTCCAACCATCGTCGTAGCTTCATCCGGCCAGAATAATAAATGTCCGTCTTCCAATTCAGCTAATTCAGCCGTAGTTGGCTCTGCACTGAATACTGTGTAGCCTGTTGCGCCATTATCAACGCTGAATAGATTGCTACCCACCGGAATAGGCATGCCATTTCGTTTAATTAATCCCTTATAAATATCCATACTTATCTCCTATAATTCTGCATCAATCATTAAATCAAAATGAATCAGTTGCCCTGCCGTTAATCCCGTCACAGGACTTGGCAAGGAAAAGTATGCCATAGTATTTTCAGATCCAACAAATATAGGTGTGCCTAAGTCTGTGTTTATCCCATTACCACGACCAAAGGCATGATTTAATAAATTATTATTTTTTATCGTAAATGTTGGATAAGTTCTTTTTGTGGAGAATGTTAAGCCTGCGGTATAAATAAACTGATTAGTTAAAATGGCTCCCGTGATTGCACCCACCGTTGAATTACGTGCAAATATCTCATAATATCGTTGGCATAATGCTATTTCTTCTGCAATATGTCTTGATACAAATGGTGTTGCTTTATCTCCAATTTCTAACTTCACTTGGGCGATATCGAACGTACCTGATTGATGTCCTAAGTTATCTGTTCTTGAATTATGATTTGAACCGGCGTCAAACCAAAATCCGCATGAAAAATAACTATTTTCGTTCACAGCATTAATTCCTATTTGTGGTACATCAATAGTAATAACATATTTCTGCCAATTTATGTCAACGTCAATCTTGCGCCCCTTTATAATATTGGTATCCGGGCTACCCGTTCCAAAACTCTGCACAAATTCAATGTATATATTTCTTTGTGAATCAGCTTTTGTCCAAAACGATAATGTAATAGTTTGCCCTGATGCCATTCTTACGTCTTCAATTCGTTGATGCTTTGTACAATAATTATCTGCTCCTGCAACAGAATTCACAACGGTACGGCTATAATACCGTGGGTATCCGGGTACACTTGTTTGACTATCTGCAAATGCTTGTCGGATATGTGTTTTCGTTGTGCCGTCATTCTCATTTTTCCACCTATCATCGCTACCATATCCGCTTGTTGTTTGACTTGTTCCGCGTTGCCATATATCAAAATTGCCATTTATGAGTAAATTCGGATTTACCATGCCATGTTGCCCCGGCGTTACTGTTTCAGGCACAAAATACAAATGCCCGTCATCTATCTCGTCGATTTGTGCCTGTGTGGGTTCTGCGGAAAATACTGTATACCCCTCGCCGCCTTCGCCCTTTCGCTGAAATGTTTCTAATCCCCTGCCAACACGCTCATCCATGCAGTTACCCCTAAACTGCCATTTAGGGTCTGTCGAGCCGGATATATTTAAGGTTGAAGCGCTACCGAGCGTTATTCTGCCAAGCCCTTCAAAGCTGTTTGTTACCTCAATATTCCCGCTTAACAATGCGGTTACACCTATTCCGATATTAACAGTATCAGCTTTAACCATCGTTGTTGTACCAAAGTTAACTCTAACCGCCCTATCTATCGAGAATGTAGGTATTGGATTGCTATATATTAATGGATTGCCTGAGTATCCATCCAGATTAAATAAATCATTAAAATAAGCAGACCCAAAACCATTATAAGATGCCCCCCCGAATGATAGCGCGTTAACGCCGTATACGCGCAAACTACCCGTGCTTTCTGTTGCGCTTGTGTTTATAATTCTCATTTGATTTGCGTTGTTCGTTGTTGACAATCCAACCATAAGCACATCACGGATTATAAGGTTTTCGCTGTTAGGCTGGTTGAATATTATATTAAGCCATGTTGTAGTTCCACTAATATCGAACCAATGATAGTTTATGTTTTTATCAAGCCATTGTTGTGCAGTTATTATTCCATTATCGAAATCAATTCCCTGTGTATATGTGCCTTGCACACCACGTGTCATTGCGCGGCTCTCAATTAATGCGTTGACCTCATCTTCTGTCAGTCCATCTCCACTACCAGCTGCAAGCGTCAAATTTCCTGCTGTGATATCTTCCTGTATAGCAAGCTTAATATCTGAATTTGAGCTTGCCGTGAAATCATTATTGACATAATACAGCATATCATCTAATCCAAACCGTACAAACGTTTCAGCGATACACTCTGTATCTTGGGAATACATTCTCCATGCGCCTATCGGAATGATTTCTTCGTAATCAGATGTTATCATTCCAGTGATAAGCCTTGATATCCATTGTATAGATGCTGTTGAACTGCTCCACGCAATGATTGGGTTGTCATAAAACTTATATAGTTCGCCATTACTAGTCATCACTACATTTGTATTCGCAGCGATTTCTTGGCGCGTTAAATCATCTGCTACTTTAGTGATTGCTTTAGACGAATTCACTATTTCCCCAGATTCTACATCATCAATATAAATATCTTCAAAGGTTATACACCTGATATTGGTAGTGGCTTGCGAGCTTGGGAAATACATTACATTTTTATATGCGAATGCGTCTTCTGTGTATGATGCCTCTGGTCTATTTGCTAACTGCGTATAATTATTATCTGCTATGCTATATCTATATACAGTAGCATTCGCAGCACCAGACCATCCAGAAGCAACTATAATATTCCCTCTGTTGTCTGGAACTGCATTCCCGTGAGTAATAGCAAGTGGATAATTTGCAAGCTGTGTAAATGTTCCCGTCAGCGTGTCAAGCTTTTCTACACGGTTAGTGCCAGCTGTACCCATATAACCGCCAAAAATATAAATATCTGTACCAATAACCGCCGCAGCAGATTTTCTTACCGCAATGGGGTAATTCCATGTTGATAGCCATGTTTCAGTAGCGATATCAAACCGCAATATACGGCCACTACCAGTTCCCTGTGCGTTTAATGATGGGTTTATTATATATATAACACTATCAATTACGCGTGCAACGCCCCAGCAGTAATTCCCCCCTGGCATTGCGTCTAGTTCTGTCCATGTTTTATCAACAACATCGAACTTAAAACATCTGTCTGACATTGGAGCTTGATTACCGAATGCATATACAAATCCATCATGATATGTTGCTATAACTCCAAATACAGAAAACGGATAAGGCGTTGATGTTATACGTTCTCCTGTAAGCATATCAACTTCCACATGAGTAACGCTTCCAGTACTTGACCCTATACAATGCATAACATTATTATCATAGTCAAAAGCTGGAGACATTAAGAGATTAGGCAATGAAGCTGGAAGTATAAAATCTTCTGCTGCTACAAATGTCCTTACTTTCTGTCCACTAGGAGCTACTTTTAACTCAACAATATCATTATTGATACCAAATGTTGCATTTGGGCTTTGGCTATTAAACCTAATATTTTTAAAATCTACAGCAGATACTTTCCCAGATCCTGCTGAAATGGATGCAAATCCAATATTGCTATCAAGCTGTTCTAATTCATTGTTTATATCTACTATATCTGTGGTTATATTTGTTATTTCGTTATTTATATCCGTTATTTCTGTATTTATATCTGTTATTCCTGTGGTTAGTTCTGATAACTCTGTATTTATATCTGTTATTTCTGTAGTTATGTCTGCTATTTCTATATTCACATCGTCTATTTTTTCTGTCACTGCTCTTTCTATTTCAAATACTGCATTAGAGCTTATTAGATTAGTACTATTTTCAGTTGGAACGCTATCTACCCCTAACGGTGCACCAAATCTCCCAGCCTGTGCACCACCTGTTAGGACTAACCCAGCCATAGCTGCTGTAGTCTGTTCCTGGTAATCACCAACATTCAATATAACTGCGTTGCCCCAAGTTAAATCATCCGATGTATCAATATATATAATAGCTCGTTCTGTAGTAACGCCCCCAGCATTCTCATCCGCTGTTATCCTAACATAATCTCCGACTTCTGGTGTTACGCCAAATTCAGTTTCTGCCTCAGATATATCGCTTGGTAAATCTGCATATGTTGCGACTTCTCCTAAGAGTCTTGGTTCATGACTTGATATCGGAGATATTGTTATCGTTTCAATTGAAATAGTTGAAGAGTCTACTTCCTCAGTTACAAATCCCAATGTTCCATTTTCATCATATGCTAATGTCTTACCATCAATAAATTCTGAATTTATAGGGAATAGATTTTTTGGTACATCTGTGCTTCCACCAATTATACGAGTCAATAGCATCCCATCAATATATAATGTTTCTACATCTTCAACAGCGTCAAGTCTACTATGCGCACCTTTTAGGCTATCACGTATTGCCTGTAACCATGTTGTATAGTTTTTAGCATTTATTGCTGGTGCTGCACTTGTCCCAACATTATCTAATACAGCACGAGTGCCTATCTTGCTGTCTGTGACTGCTCCTGAACCTAATTCAGTTTCAAGTATTGGGTCAACTGTAAAGTCACGTTCATCTGGGAATTCAGAGCGCAATTCATCACGTAAATCATCTAATTCATCATCAAGCCCTATAATATCGTCTATAGCATGTTCATGGTCAAAATCTGTTATTTGAGATTTTGTATGACTGTGCGTAGTCGGAGCAAATCCAGTATGCCCACTATCATCGTACGCAAGATTATCCATCTTGCTATGGTCACGCAAGTCATCAATATCATCAAGAATGTCTTTTAATGCATCAAGATCTATTCCGTCCAGTAAATCCTGCAATTCTTCTAACTTATCAGCGATCTCATCAATGTCTAAATCATCTATCTTTGCTATCAATGCGTCCAATTCATCACGGATAGAATCTAATGCAGTTGAATCAATATCAAGCGAAATTCGTTCATCGTTCCAATCTGCAGATATAACAAGTGTTCCTCCTGATACATCAAACATGATAAGACCATTTGCAATCGGTGGCGTACCAGGATTTATTTTCATTCTTACATCTAAATTAGCCATTAAATAAACCCTCCTGTTATAGCATTTGTTTCCAGTTCAACAACTCTAGTTGTTAAATCTGCGCTTTCTGATTGCAATGTAGTAACTGCCGCCTGTAGCCCTGCAGTATCTGTTTGCAATATAGCTACATCTGATACAACATTTTCGACTGCTACTATATCTATATTAGCTATGGCTGTTAATTTAGCCTCAATTGCTCCAATATCAAGCTCTAAAAATGCCTGTTCAACATCTTTTCCATTTTCAAGGCGTATATATTCAGCTGGTATATCTACTGGAAATGATGCTGCTGCTGTCGCACCGGCTCTTGGTTTACCTATTTGATTAGCCATCTTATCCCTCCTGTAATAACACGCCGCGAACAGCGAAATCTGTATCTGATGTTCCTGACCCTATTCGCTCCAAGAGCGTTCCTGGCCTTCTTGTTGCGCCAGCCACTACTACGTTAGCTAATATAATTACAAAATCGCCCTCTCTAACGCCAAGCGCATCAAGCTCTACACCTGTTTGGGCAGAAATGATTGTTTTTAGTGCACCACTTGTCGTTGTATCTGCAAGTTTATTCTTTTCTACTTGTGTAAAATTAGCTTGTGAAAATCCTGCCGTTGCATTTGTCCCGCCAGCTAATGCATGTTGTGTTATTCCAGTTGATCCTACATGCGTTATAGGTGCAGTGCTAGAAAGATCAATGGTTGTTGCGCCCAATGATTTGAATTGTCCATTTATCCACATATAAAATGTACGAGGAGATGTAACTCCTACGATATAAAGCAGATTATCTTGTGGAGATGCAATATCTGCTAATGTATTATGTGGGCTATCCGGGTCAACCTTTATTGACCCAGTAACTAACCCAGATACCGTGCTTGATAATGCATTGAAATCTGATTGCGATACAGCTCCTAGCGTACTAATAGTTATTCCATGCGCATTCCCAGACATATTTATTATATGTTGTTCAGCTGAAATGTTATTTGTTGCAATGACATTCTCAGCGAATAAATCAATTACTTCTCTCTGTGTAGGGCTTATTACCTTGATAGGACTCATTCTCTCTCTCATTATGCTAAGCCTCCATCATTTTATATAAATTGCATCTCGTATATCTTACCATTCTCATTGATACAGAATGCATATTGATATCCAAATGCATCGTTGTGGAACATATCATTTGTTAATTCAGCTGGCGCCATTCCTATTCCATAGTGCTTTGACATATTCGCTGTAGTCGCAAACAATGTACCTATTGCTATAGGAGAATCTATTTTTGGTGATTCTGCGCCTATTCCATAATGCATTGACATATTATGTACACTTGCAAACAATGTACCTATTGCATGGTCAATCGGCAAGAATGGAATCTGCTTGTAAACCAATACATTCACATTACATGGTATTAATTGTATTAATTGCCGCCTAAGGTCTATCGCTATATCATTATCAGGCGTATGAACCCATAGCATTAAATCAAGTGTTATTGGGCTCCACTGTATAAGCGTAGGCTCGTCATATTCTTCTTGCAGCCATTTTGCAAGCCATCCCAGTGCAAATGATGGCCTCATATTATAAATGCGATGTATTCTTTCGCGCCTATCCTCTAAATCATCTGAGGCTAGATCTGGTGTTATGCTTAATATGCGTTCCCATTCTTCAATTCCAGGCTCATCCGATAATATTATCCATTGCTGCCTAAATATATGTTCTATCTTTTCATATTGATAGTGCAATTCAGGATTTACAGCTTTTGCTATTTGACCTACCTGAATATCATGTGAATATAGCGCCTTATTCATATGTGTTTCATAGTATTCAGGATAGTTCAATATTTCGTCTATTGTATCAGAATGCGAGTCTATCATTTACTCACCGCCTATAACGGTATTAATGTAACGCTACCAAGCTTCGGTATGATATGCGTATGCTTATCTTGTAACATAACATAATCTCCATTTGCTGTTACGAACTGAGGGTTCTCTCCTGTTATTGTTACGGTTAATACGTTAGCGACAAGGCGAGTATCTATCAAAGCTGCACTTATTGAGGCTTTAAATATTCCTATGCTATGGTGTATTCCTATAACATAATTTGTTTCTGTATATATTGTATCGTCAAGCGTAATCGCATCTCCACGAAGAACAGCATCTTCCCATTCTATTACATAATCCCTGCGAACATCACCTATATGCTCAGCTATCCTTGTTTCTGCAATACTTTGTAGCTGTCCAATGCTAATATTAGGACGCAAGACAACCTCAACGGTTATATCAATAGTGTCTTCATTAGGCGTTGCAAGCGTTAATTCATGCCCAATAGGAAGTCCTTTCTCATAATGCCCATTCCCAAGCCCATGAACAATGCTTCCAGATGGAGTCTCAAAAAATGGGTCAAATATAGATTGCAGATGGTCTAAGAAATCCTGTGTTATAGGGTTGTACCCGCTATCAACTACAATGACTTTTGATGTGCTTCCGCCTAACCATGCAGGATAAATTATAGTATCACCAACACCCCACACCTCAACATCTGGTGGACTCTCTTCAAACCATTTTCTATATTGCCATATGTTTCCTCCAAACATTGGTCTGGCAAGATGATTTATTAGGCGCTGCCGATATCGATTATCAAGCTCTACGTCGCGTCCTGGTATTTCCGTGCCAATTATTTCACATCTACCTAAGTTATTTGTTGCTTGTGTTGGTATCACAACACCTACATACGTATTACCTCTTGCGCCTGGCTCTGTTGCTCTCAATAACGCCCTACCGCCATTAGTAGAAAGAAGCTCGTATCTGATTGTTTCTGTCGTATCTGGCTCGAAAAACCTTATTCCAACTGGGAAGTCCATCATAACTCCCTCACGATTAAATGTATGCGCTATCCTAATTGCTCTTGTTGCTGGTTGACGTGGCAGACTATTATCTGCTCCCCATTTATTATCAAGATTAGAGCCTGTCGCCCTTGTTAACTTCGCCTGCTCTTCTCTTATCTGCATTCCAATTTCTGTATTCCACAGCTCTGCGCTAACTGGAGCAAGCGAATCATAAATAATGCTTCCAACGCGCCTATCAATCTGAGGCTCTCCATCACTATCCCGTAAAACGTCTACTCTGTCAAGCATTCGTTGCAAGGCTGTTTCAAATTCCATGCGATTTATTGACTTTTGATGAATATTCCATAGTATAGATAATAAAAGCTGGTTACGTTGCCTAGGATTATCAAGGGTTTCTATTTCTGCGTTTATATTGCTTAGGATTGTTTCTATATTTGCCATGACTCACCGCCTAAAAATCCCTTAATTTATCGTATATTTTAAATATATGCTTTCATATATGTTCCATCAACCTATCATACCATACTACTCAACTATTTACAAGGCACCAATGCCAATTTCTGCACCAAATGCAAGATTCTCTATATTTGTATGCACTATAAAATCTACTCTCGCACTATCAATATCTATACGCTCAATAGCATTTATTGTTACACTATCAATTCTATCATCTGTTGTCAGGGCGTCTGTCAAGCGTTGGTGTATAACTGCCCGAAAGAACCCAAATGTATTGAAATGCAAATCCTCAAGTTCTATTCCGTACCATGCAGGATAAATATTGTAGCCTACCCAATATTTTGTTCCACCCGGAGCCGTTATTTCCCTGTGACGCTCTGTACGCAGTATATGTAATATTGCTTGCTCTATTGCAGATAATGCATCAATTATACCTATTATTCTGCTTTCGTATACTTCACTCTCATTATTGCGAGGCTTTTCAGTATGTTTATATGTACGCGTAGGATATACTATTCTTCGCGGAACTGTTATCATTGGATTGCTATGCTGAGGTATCATAATGCACCTCTATTCATTACCCACCAAACCATATATATCTGTTGAGCGTTATGGCTAGTCATTACGATTCTATCGCTAACCTTAAGCCCTCTATTAGTTATCACATCAATCCTAAATGTTTGGTCGTAAAACGCGCTGTCACGTTCATCTGTACCTGTGAATGTTATCCCCGTTTCCATTCCTGCCTTAGAATCGCCAGTGCTTTTTTCTGTATAGCGCATATGATCACGATGTGTATCATCTCTATATGGTTTCTCAATAAAATTGATATCAAGACTGCCTTTCCCATTTATCCCGATCTTTGTTTCGGCATTAATGATTTTTTTAGATATATTTATACCAGGCAACGCATCTGTCCCTATCTCAAATGAGCTGTTTACTCCTGGCATTTGATATGTTCCAGCTATAAAATGCTTACTTGCACCAGGATAAGTTATTGTACCCATGCTCTCTGATCTGTTATATCCTAAACCACCTACACCTGTTGATGAAGATGGCGTTCCTGTTGATGCTCTCCAACTACCATCTGATGATATTGCACTTGCATTTGTTGTTTGTGCATTTAATGTTTCTACAAGTGTCCTTGCGTCAATTTTACGGCTTGTCATTCTTGCATCAAGTTCATTATTTATCAATTCACTTTTTAGCCTAATATCTATCTTGTCATCGCTATTCCCAATTTCTCCATGGATCCCACGTATCCTAAAGCTTGCTTCATTAACTCTGCACCAAGGAGATAATACAAAAAAACTTTCTGGCATATCAGTTTCTTCACCATCGATCTGGATTCTCAATGGATTAATAGCAGTTACTGTTCCAAAAACAACTTGAGACCCTAATATCCCTGGTGGCATTTCATACATAGGTTGGCTCATGCTTTTTTGCGCACAATGCTTCATCAATTGTACAAAATCAGACGCGCCTTTCATATTATACTATCCTTTCTATTGTAGAGCTATCCGTAGTTCCTATTTGTTTATAAAGCAATTCTAATTCCATAATATGACGGTTACCAGACATATCAAATGTATGCCTTGCGCTATCAATTATAAATTGCCTATTCAGATCTGTTAATCCTATTTTGCTCAAATTTAATTTGATAGAGTTTCCAGCGTATGCATTAAGCCTACCTATAGCTGTTATTGATAGCGTGGTATCTGGAACATTATGATACTCAAGCAAGTTCCTCCCTAAGTTTTCAAGCTCTAAATCTGTCTCTGCTTTCTCTGCCTCTACCAACAACTGTAATTTACCCCATTGCGCTATGCTATTACTATCCTGTACAATCCATATATCTCTAATCCCTTCATCTTCATTATTACGGAATATCTTTATTGAATTATACGTATCTTCCTCTATAGACGATTCATACATGTACCCTATTGCATATTCACTATCACCTAATAATATATCTGTATTAAGCTGGCGTAGTTCTGTAAAAATAAGCGTGCCAAATTCGTCTCTTATTATATAAAGATTTCTATCTTCTGACTCCTTGACTATCGTTTCATCTATAGCACGGTCTATCATATTAAAAAGTGTATAATCTTGGTATCTATACGGGTCATTGATAGCCCTGCTCTGGACTCGGACTTCGTGCTTTATATTTTCCTTTCGATTGCATACCTGTGTAAATATTTGGCTTGCTGTCATATTCTCAGTAAATAATATATCGCGAGATTTCAGGTAAAACATCTGGTCTCTAGCCCTTAACTTTACTATATGCGTAGCGTCAGACCCAATAAATGTTCCATATCCCATAAAAACACCTACACCATTTATTGAGAATTGGATAATATGCCCATGTTTATTAGCATCTGCCATTATCAAGCCAGAAAGGTATTCATCTTCTGGCCTAACGACAAGAAACAATTCAAGAGTTCCAGGGTGCCCAGTCATACGCTCGGTTGTATATTCAACTTGCGTTGTAACATTAGTTATATCATGTAATATACCGCTGTCAATATCTTGCAAAAGAATTAAATATTCATAATCACAATGGTCTATAATCATTTAAATTCACCTATAAGTCGTTTAATTATTTATCCATGAACTCGGTATTATGAAAGTTTGGCCTGGATATATCAAATCACCATATCTCCAGCTTGGAGCGCGATTTATATTTGCTGCTAAAATAGCATCGTTTTCTGGTATATCAGATAATTGCCTCCATGCTGATGCAGGTTGTCCATACTTCTTAGCTATCGCAAATAATGTGTCACCACTAACAACTGTATATGTAGTTGGTTGTGGAGATTGCTCTATTATCCTTATAGGCTCAGGAGGTAAAATTATAGGCTCTTGCCTTACTGGGTCATCTGTTATCTCAGGAGTAGACGACTCAGCACCTTCACGATACTGAATCAAATTAAGTGTGAAATAAATATCTTCCTCTGAACCAGCGCCCCATTCGCTCGTATCCATTGATTCAAATAGTACAAGCATATTTAAGTTATGATAAGTACCATCGTCGTCATCTGAATATATAATTAATCTTCCAGGCTTCTTGCTATTTCTCCACTCGTTTATCCAGTCCATATATTCGCCAGCAGACATAGGCGACCGTTCTGTCCAAAATAGCGAAGAGAAGTTTATTCTCACAAGATCAGCATCATTAGGAACAACAATCTCACCAAGGCTCAGCACATCATAAGTTATATTGCGTGTTCCGCGTGTGATATTTATCTCGCCTGGATTAGTTGCGAATACAAGATCATCTATTTTAACTGTTATCCATTGGCCACGCCCAGTCGATAATGACTGTGCCTGCTTGTTCTGAGCTGTCTGAATAGCTTGCGCTAATGGTATTGGAGCTACATTTGTTAAAGCCATAATTCACCTACCCAATAGCCGCGCTTGCCATCATTTCTTCTCCGATTTCGCGGCTAAATCTATCTACAATTTGGTCATAATCATGCATATTGTGTATTACTGGGTTATTTATTTGAGGCGTTATTGTTACATTTGGCTGCGTCTTATGCTCCGATGCATATCTACGAGTTGCTATATCTACCATTAATCTTAAATTGTCACGAAGTGCACCCTCCGCTCCACTATCAGTTACTCTTAAAGCGCCACCAGGTGCGAAATTGAACCCATCTTCTATCCCACCACCTACGCCTCCAGCGCCCACGCCTAACATATCATCCATGCCAAGCATCCCGCCTAGTCCATCTATAAACCCAGCGCCCATATCTGCCCCAGTATCAAATCCAGCTCCGAACTGTGCTTTTATGCTTTCAAGCCCGCTCTTAAGTCCATCTACTGCGTTGCCTAATGCATTTTCGCCGATCTCGAATCCTCGATTAAATTTCCCTGCGACTGTATCCCAATCCGTAATTTCTATGCGTTCGAACTCTTTAACCGCATAATCTTCGGCTCGTGTTGCTGCTGCTCCTGCAATTCCAGCTTCAAGTCCTGTTGTGCCTATTTTAACTCCTGGTATTTTATTTAATGCATTTATGATAGCTAAAACAATTCCAAGTACCGTCTCCTTTAGCCCAGCAAATATATTTTTTATATTGTGTACCATTATTCCAGAGAAATTATATATTTTTTCCCATACTCCGATAAAGAAGTTGCCTATTGATTGCCCTACAAACATTATAAATTCCCATGCAGAAAAAATCGCGCCTACAATTCCACCAATGATTGTGTTTATGACATTCCCTACTGCTTCGAATTTTATTGCAAGAGCAACAATAACCCCTATAACTGCAACAACAGCTAATATTATTAATGATATTGGACCAAGGCCAAGCATCCAAGCTTTAAATGCTGCAAGCCCTGCAAAAACGGCTGACTTAGCCATTAATGCGAATGAAATGACCGCTTTTGCTGCTACAATTGCGAAAACTCCAGAAAGAACTGTCCCAGCGAGTGCGAATGTAGCTACTATAGTTTCTACATGCTGATTTATAAAACTAGCTATGCCACTAAAAACGTTAACAACAACATCAAACATGTTTTTAAATAGTTGGAATCCAGCGCCTGCTATGCGTCCAATTATAGAGATTGTGCCACCAATATAACCAGTGATTTGCGCGAATGTATTTCCAAATTCATCAACAAACCATGTTGTAAATTCGCCTATGCTTGCTTTTATTGTGTCAATTGGAGGCAACACGCTCATAATAGACTGTGCGAATGCCCCTTTAAAGGCTAAGGCAACGCGCCCTACTTCGTGCTGTACATTCGCCATAGCATTTTCCATGCGTCCAATTGATCCAAGCGGGGTTTCTCCAATTGCCTGCGCTAGGCCACCCCAACTCTCTCCAATAACATCAGAAATAACTGCTACCTTCTCTAAGTCAGTACCAGTTTTTAATATTTCTTTTTGTGCATCATTAAATTCAAAGCCTTTTTTTGTCATTCCATCGAATGCGCCCATCGTTACTTTTCCTAATTGCGTTGCAAGATTTGTCATCTCCTGAGCGGATACATCAATCCCACCTGTCATTCCTGCTGCATAATCTGGAAGAACTCTCATTAATTGCTCTAATGCTTCTGCATCTTTGACAAATGTAGCTAATTCGGCAGCCCCTGCATTTAATGAGGTTTCTTGAAGCCCTGTTAATTGTGCAGTTTCTGCTACAATTCTATTCAAGCGTTCATAGTTTGCTCTTGCTTCGTCTATGCTCTGAGCATTCCTAGACAATACAACGCCTAACATTGTATTTATTTCCGTATTCTCTTTTGCAGTCGAAATAACTTCACCTATTGCGCTCTTTATCTTATTAGTTAGTTTTCCGGCTAATTCTAATGCTTGATTTGCTACGATAATAGCAAATCCCCAGCCTTTAAATCCTTGCGTTGCTCCATCAATTCCGGATGGTAATTTACCTATTGCAGTGCTAAGCTTCCCAGCTTCTACAGTAGCTACAGATACTTGAGTAGATATATCAATATTGTTAAATCCATCAATCTCAGCCCGAATTACACTAAATCGGTTATTTAAATCACTAAGTGAGCTCATTGCGCTATCAATATTAACAATAACGCGTGCATCTGTTGTGGTTATTTCTGCTAATGCTGTTTGCATAATTGATATCTTAGAGATTGCAGAATCTATTTCCATCGTTATAGTTGCTGGGTCATTTGTTTTAGATATAAAGTTGTTGAATCCTAATTCAAGATTAGATAATTGGTACATTGCATTCTCAATATCAAGTGCCATCCCAACTGAGTGCGGCGGTATAGCATCGATTGATTCTTGCAGATTGTGCAACGAGCTAAGAGCACTATCTGTATTAACTTCAAGATTTATTGGGTCTAATTTAATATTCCCAACTGATTCAAGACTAGATAATTGCTCTAATGCATTACCAATATTAATTGATATGTCTATTTCTTTTGCTTCAAGAGCAGATAATCGCTCTGTTGCGTTGTCAGTACTCACCAATACATCTATCTCTTTCGATGATATTGAATGAATTGAGTCTTGTAATTCATTCAATGAGCTTAATGCAGTATCTATATTTGTTTCAAGACTTATTTGGCCTACACTGATATCCCCAACTGCATTCATAAACTTATTATTAATTGAGTCTGATATATCAGAAGCCTGAGTTAATACTGCATCTGCATCTATTACAGGTGTTATTTTCATGGGCTCTATATCTTCAATTGAATCTACGATATTAGCAATATTGTTCAATGCTGCATCTGCTTCTATTTCTAGTGGGAAGCTTATTTTTATTCTGCTGGCTAAATCTTCAAGCGATTCTATTTCGCTAGATGCTTCTGCAATATTAGCGCTGACAGGAATATTTATAGGTTTAACATTAGCCATCTTTGTGATAGCTACATCATTTGCTAACTGTTGCAATGTTGAAAGGTCATTAATAGCATTATCTATATTCATATTCACATATAGATTTCCACTTATATTCTGTAAGTCATGAAATCTACCTATTAATTGTCCAACATCTTGTCTTATAGTAGTAAGAACTGGCGTCATATTATCAACGAGTGTCAAAGTAGTTTCTATAATAGCGATTGTTCCCACCTCCAAATTCATTTTAAAAACATATTGACAATATATACATAACTGTGTATAATGCACTTATCTAATGGAGGTGATAAGAATGCAAGATGATACGTTGAACCTACGGATTAAAATTCCAAAAGATATCCATAGGAGATATAAAGCTGCTGTTGCTGCAAATGGCAAGACATTGCAGGCAGTAACCGAACATCTGTTGATAGAATATATCAAAAAAAATGAACATCAAATTTATGAAGGAGCAATTTATAATGATTAAAAAAATCAAATTTTTTATTATTTCAATTTGCATATTTATATTATTCAGCGTATTTATAGCGAGTGCTACAAATTCGCGGGCAAAAAATGTTGTAGATGAAGAAGCATTTGAACCATCAATTCTAATATCCTATGAAATAGGCGATACTATTTCAATTAATAATTGGGACGTCACATTAGATTCATTTGAGTTTGTAGATAACGTTACAGATGGAATAATGCGGTTCAATCCGCCTGATGGAAATAAGTATCTTTACGCCATAGTAACAGTAACAAACATGGATTCTAAACCAAGAACATTTCTACCGCTTTATCCTACTAGTACAGATATTAAAGTAGATCTGCTATATAACAATGAATTTACATTTACCATTACAAATCTAATGGCATATAATAACCAGCTTGATTTTATGACGCAGACAAATCCATTGGCACCAAGTACTGGAGCATTAATTTTTTCTATTGCAGATTCTGCTGTAGATTCTGATGAATTGCTATGCCTTAGGATTATAAGTGGGAAACAAGAAGAACATTTCCGCTTAAAATAATATCATAGCACATCATAAGAGGGCAAACCTTTTCAGGATTGCCCTCTTATTTTTTAGGCAATCTACGTTCTTTCTCTGCCGCTATCTCAAGTATTATTTCAATGGCTGCGATATTCATTATCTGTTCGTCATAAGACAACTCATAAAATTCATGTATCCCACATCGCAATGCATTCTCGCCGTTATATGCATACATAAAAGCATACCCCGCCATTGTATCTATATTTCCCCTAGTCGCATCGTTAGTATCTATATAATGCGAAACATTTTTTATAGGATTAGGCAAGCCTAATGCTTGCCTAATCAGTTTTTTAAATAATCAATTTCTTCCTGTGTAGATTTCAAGTCGCTAAATATATTTATTTCTCTAGCAAGGCCATAAAGCAATCCAGGTGGAAGTTTTTTCTCAAAGAACTCTTCTGCAGATGAACAAGTTGTATCTGAGAGTATATCTACTTTTTTGAAACAGAGTTCTCCTGTTTCAATATCAAAAACATGATTCAACATGACTTCTGCGAAATAAGCAGCAAGTCCACGTTTGGTTTGTACTTGGTTATATTTCCCTATTTGGGTTGGAGTGATCTTAGATATATTAAAATCATATTCTACTCCATCAACCATAACTGATACTTCTTTTCTCTCAGTATCATTATCCTTACGTTTTGCGAAATCTTGCATCGTAAAGTGTGCCATTGCTACCCCCTATAGTCCAATCGAGTTGTTTGTTATCCCACTTGGTAATTCTGCAAACTGTTCTATAAATTCAGCCCATTCCATCTGCAAAGTGCAAGTGCCTGTTAAAACACGCGTGTCAACTGCTGCTAATGGGATAGTCGCCTCAGATACCCAGCAGTTATGACAAACTATTTTCTGTGTTTGTGCATGATCTACCTCTCTATCATGCATAAAGGCTACGATCTGGAATCTCTCAACTCTATTTCTACGCCTTGTGCCTAATGGGGGTCCAAGTGCTAATTTACCCCATTGTGATTGGTCTTGTCCTGTCCGATATGTTATTGTTGCGGTACACTCTGGAAGCCCTGGTTTTTTCCCAGAATAATCTTGGCCTAGACTATTTACAGTCTCAACAGAACGCGAAACAGATAATGACATCTCTGTTATCTCGCCACGCTCTTGCCGCTGCCCGCTTGCGCCAATAGTATATATTATTGCTTGTGCTCCATCAATTAGGTCATAATAATCATATTGTCTACGTAAATCCATTTATTCAGTCACCCCCTTAATCTGGTATCGGAATAGGCATAGATATGTCGCTTTCAACAATCTCGATGCTTGCCTGTGTTAAAATAATTGTTGCATGAGGATGATAATATTTGCATAGTAGTTCATGTAATGGAATAGCCGCTTCTTTCAATTCTTCAAATGTTGGTCTTTTATTATTTGCCATACTATCACTCCTAAAATCCAGCTCTTGCGAAGATAGCGTCTCTGTCTGGACCAGTTTCTCCAGCAAAATAAACACCTGTGTCTACATTAACTGTTAAGAATAACCGTTCCATAGCGTCAGTTGGCTGTACAATAGCTGCCATAACAACTGCATCTGGGTCATTGCCCTGCCTAATACGCAAATTATCAATACCATGATTCTGTAATGCTCTAATACGTTGCATTTCAGTAAAGTATGTATCAATTTGCGCCATGTATAAGTCCCTACCTATTTCATCGTTTATTTCGTTACCCATGAAGAAATTTTCCCATGTGGAACGAATTGTTGCACCTATTTCGTCAAGTTTGCGTAAGATATTATTTTTACGGAATTCACGGTTTTTTTCTGGAGTGAATGTATGTAGACTATTAATATCTTGCTCAACCTTCAATGTTCCATCCCTACGCCTAGAAAACATAAATAAGCCTTTTTGCAATCCATCAATAATTTCTGCGTTTTCAAGCTCATTACTAAATTCTAACTGTATAGGCAATGGCGTATTAGTATTTGATGTGATAATATCAGCACCAGCACTCATACTAGCAACCATTAATGCTATTTCATCAATCGTGAATTCTTCTCCTGTTACAGGATTTATAGCATCGCCCTGGCTTTCATCAACGTTTATAATTGCCTCGTGATTAGCATGTTCTGCTGACATTGCTACTTGAACATATAACCCATTTTCGTCCCTCATGCGCTGAACAAATTGCTGGACTATTATTTTTTGTGCTGCATCAGGCCACTGCCATCCCATGACTTGCCAAGTTCTATTTTTCATTGTGCGCAAGAATACTGATACGCGAGCAGCAAGCGATGTTATTCCATTTGTTCCATCTTCAAGCGCAACGCCTGCTACGGGTGTTAACGTTGGCTCAACATCTGGGTCATCACGCGTCACACTGAATGTAACAAAATCATTGTTCTGCAAAGCGTCTGGTCCTGTAACAGTTTGCGTCATGTTCGGAATATTTAATGCTGCGTGCCCAGATATAATTGTCAATACTGACCACTGCGGTGGCTCTCCAGTAACAACTGGAACTGGCTGCACAGATATATATATATTATTCCCAAATTCACCTTGCTTCTGAGCTTCAACTATTAACTCTCCGTTAGTCATTGGGATTGTTACTTTTGCCTTATCCCCGCCCGTATTAGCTGACATTACAATTGTGTCTGTACATGCAGATAACAACAAGCTAATATGTTTTGTGGTTTCACTAGTTCCAAATGCTGTTTCACCTACATGACGTAATGCTGCACCTGTTAAAAAGTCCATGCCATTCACTTTTACAGCCTCAGCGTCACGGTACCAAGACATCTCTACAAGCCCTGCAGAAGTTCCACGTTCGCCTATAAATATCATAGGTCTTGGTATCGATTGGAAGTTAATATATGCTCCAGGTCTGGCTACCGAAGGAACGTCCATACTAAGGAAACGTCCACCTCCTGACATAAAATCACCTTCTTTCTTTATATTATCTCAGTTCTAATTCTGAATATGCTACGGAATTGTTTCAACTCTTCCATTGCTGTGATGCGGTCGTCGAGTTTGGCTTGTAATATTGCTGTCTTAGCACCAGCGACGCCATAGCTTTTGCTTACGCCACCGATCGTTATTGATGCTACATCTCCCTCTACTGCACCAACTACTAGTGATTCTTGGTCTATACCAAATGCTTGATAGGCCATTTTGATAATAATGCTATACATTTCAGGCAGTAAATATATCCTATTCGTTATATTTAAAGCTGTTTGTGCCGCGTCATCAAGAAAATCCGCTATATCATATTCTAGCAACGCTATTTCCGCTTCGGTCAATCCAAAAACGCGGCGTAAGCGTCTATTCAGGCGTTCCAGATACTTCATTGGTATTACGTTCGCGCTTGTTGCGCTTTGATTCGGCATCTTGGCTCACCTCTTGAATCGGTGTGTACGGTATCTCTATTTTTGTTTCCGTCTTAATCTCTGCTTTTTGTGCTATTTTTTGCCCAGTCTTAGTTTCTGTTTTAGTTTCTGCCTTTATTTGAATATACCGTTCTGGATTATTTCTCCATTCATTTATCTTTATGCTATTATCGCTTGTTAGCGTATTCCCAGTAACTACGTCTTTAAAACGCATATAATCACCCCACTATGCCCAGAATATTGTGTCAGGCATAACCGCTGTTGCTGTTAATGCAAACGCTGTCATTAACGAGCGTGCATAGCTAAGCTGGATCTCGCCTGTGCTGTATGGGAGTATTAAAGTCGGCATAGCAACCGCTCCACGAGCCATCGCCATAACATTTACATCTGTAGGCAAGTAAGATGTTGGGAAAACAGTAACACCATTAATAACATTGAAATTCTCTGCGGCCGAATTTACATTCGCGTTCTGGAACCCTATATTCAGCTGGCTTCTTAATGCGCTGTATGTTAAATCATTCATAACAACATAAATCATATTTCTATCTATGCCGCTGAAAAAATCATTTTTAAGTGTTGTTAGCTGCAATATAAGACCTTCAAGCCTGTCTTGTGGGGTTGCACCTGTAACAGCCGGTCCAGTCGTTAATTGTGTGCCTTCATCTCTAGCAGTCTGGAAAAAGTCATACTCAGTATCACGCGCAATTGTCATTGCATGGTCTTGGTTACGTCCAGAAATAACTTCACGTAAATAATCTGGTGCTGTTCTTGAATCGAACTCTTCAAACTCTTCTACGATTTCCCTACGTTCTTTAATAGCAACTGTAACTGGACGCTCTCTTAATGCGACGCCAACTTGTGCTGCTCTTGCAGTACCATATGCTTGTGATACGGAATTTGTATATCTTGCAGCTTTAACAGACCCGCTATCAAGATTTCCAGATAGATTCATATTTTTAAATACTTGTGAAATTGTTGCTCTTTGATAGTTCTGTATAAGGCGCTCATACGCCTGTTTAAGCAACGCCATATTTGCTGGGTTACTCCAATCAATTACATTCAGTGCAGGTATACCCATAGCTGATACAATCCTCCTTATGACTTCAAAATACATTGGGCTTGCGCCACCATTAAGTTGTGCATAACCTCTATGGAAATCTCCTCCGATAGAGAAAAACCCAGGTAAATATGCCGTATCCATAATCTAATTTTGTGCAGATGGCATATCTGTCCATGGTTTTAAATCCATACCTTGTGGAAAATTTATGCCCTGTTGTATTTTGGGTGTGTCTTGTTGTAATTTTTTATTAATTTCATCCTTCACACGTTCGGCTACGATATTGTCAATTGATTCTTTGAATGATTGAAATTGTGATATACCATCATTTAGCTTATCATCATCAATAGTATAGTAATCTATGTTCCAGTCGAATAAGCCCTTTGGTATCTTCAATTCCTCAAAAACAGATCCGACGCGCTCAATAGTCTTCCTTACCTCGTCTTGACGTGCAAGCCTAGACTCAGCATCTTCCTTGTTTTTCCGCTCCATTTCTAGCCGTTGACGATAAACCTCTAGGAGCTGTGATGGGTCATCTTTGTATTTAGCCTCAAGCACTGCAAAATCTGCCTCCTTGCGGCTAGCTTCTTCCTTTGCCCGTGCAGATTTCTCCATATCTTTTTTAGCACGTTCATACCCAGCTTTCTCTGCCTTTGTTTGGTTTGCAGATACCGCTTTTCCTTTTTCGCTGTCAAGAAAAGAGATTACCTTTGGGTCAGATAAAAATGCTGGGCTTTTCAAAAGCTCCTCGAAGTTCAATTCAATTGCGATATTGCCCTGCGGGTCGCTTGGTATTTCTGGTAATTGTTGGTCTTGAATTGCGCTTGCTACATCTGCCATAATATCCTCCTTGCCCCGGTAGTATCCTACCCACCAGTGCTTAATATAAAAAGAACCCAAAAACAGCTTGCACAAGCTGTTTTTGGGTTCTTCCCTTTAGCTCTATTTAATTGCTAATAATATGAATCTTTTATTGTTAATCTTTTACGTGGATCACATATATGCACTATATTCATATGATTTAGTTTTCCATACTTTTCTACTTGCATATTGCGCCAAGCATCTTTTATCTTATTGCTTTTTATTTTTCGTTTTAATATATTTCGCAATATATAGCGCATTAATATTCTCACCCATTATACTTAGGTCTATCATATTCAGTGCGATATGAGCGTTCCTCTTTTAACAATGTAGGGTTTTTGTTCCTCACTATTATTTTAATTTCACCATAGTCCATATCTTCTAACCCAGCTTTTCTTATGCTAGATGCGATCTTTTCTGACAATAATTCATCACGTTGCATACGTCACCTCAATAACTCTATCCAACTCCTGCACCAATGTGGGGTAACAGCTGTAGCTGGAGGCAATGTTATACCTGGTATTGCTTCATCCCAATCAAATACTTTACCATTAAGTCGAGAGCAAACATCTGTAGTTTTATCATCCATGACAGCATGATATTTATATTTTAACCTTGTTGCTTCCAATGCTGACATGCTTGCCATTCCTACTATCAATGTCATTATAATATCTAAAATTCCTATCCAATTGCCTGTTGATGTTTCTTTCAGCAATCCATTTTGTGCAGTTGTTAATTCCCTCTCTATTGTTGGCTCATCATAGCTAAAATCTGGTTCCTGTGCTAATCCATTTACTGTGTGCGATAACCTAGTAGCTCTAAATGCTGCCTCTAAAAATAATATATCTAAAATTGTGCTACCGTTAGGCATGGTAGTTTCATGGAATGAATATGGCACCATTGTTTCATATTCTTCGCCATTTGTCAATAGCAAGTATTGATTTTTGAATATATTTTCGTAAAGTAGTGCAGATTTATCTAATATACTACGATATACTTGAATATATACAGATAACACAAGTAACGAAAACGCATCTTTGTCTCTGATATGCAAGCGGCGGCGATAAAACTGGGCTTCTTTTTCAAGGCGGCTACTGCCGTAATAGTCCGCTTCGTGCCATTCGTCAATCTGCCCGTGAAGTTCATAGACACGGTTTCGCGATAGCGGGTAATACTCTGGCGGTTGTATGCCGCGTATTTTTGGCAGTATTGAGCGGATAGCGCGGTGGGTTATTGGGTAGAGTTGGGACTGGGTAGTGTTGGGGAGCTTCCAAAAGTCGGCGGCGGTCATTCGACACCATCCTTAATTGCACTTCCGTAATTCTCATTGTACCATTCCATAAACGGCTTGACGGCGTTTATAGGCAATGTTACAATATTTCCGCAATCACATCTAAATAACCAGCAGGGAAATTTTGTTTTGTTTTTTCCATATTCCTTATAGCCATCTGGATCTATTGCTACTAATTTATTAAACCTATTGCCCTTTATCATGGATAATATCCACCTCATACCATCACGCAACCGGATTTATATTATGTATCGCATATTGATACGTAGCATTTATCGCCGCAACGACAATCTCCGGCGTTATATTTTCATTGCCGATAAAATCAGTTACAACGCTTAAATGCCATTGTTAATCTCCCTCGTGAAGCACTTCTATTCCGGCTACTCGCTCTGTATCGCATATAATCGCATCTTTTCCTGTATCATCAAAGACCGTTTGCTTGAATATTTTTGCACTGTCACGCTGATAATAGTTCCCCGGCTCAATTACAATGCAGTAACCGCTGTTGTCACTAAATATCTCTGTTACGCTTCGATATTCACTTATTTTACAAGCTTCGCCAATCATATCGTTAATCCATGATTGCAACCTAATGTAATGATATGTAAAATGTATTATATTATTGAGTTCTTCATCTGAATATCTAGATGTGTTAATGCCGTTTTTGTCCATTAATATTTTTAATACTGGATATTCTATAATATACGTTTTCATCGCCTTATATCAACCTCTCAATCTCCTGCGCTTCTTCAAACTATTTTTCGAGTATTTCATTTATTTTCTTGCTGAATATTTTGCTCCTCCGTTCCTCGGTTTATTGTTTGCGGTTGCGGCATCCTCATTTCATCTATCTCGGCCAGCACACGTTCAACCTCTGCACTTGCGTCAAGGTCAATCAGTTGAGAATATAGTCTCACAGCACTTTCATGAGATACTGCATTCATCCGTAATCCTTCTGTAATTATTCTTGCCTTTTCGATATCATCTTGCGGCATGTTTGACGTGAATTTTATAGTCACATCTCTCCAATCGAAATCATGTCCCCTTAAATTCATCCCGGAACACCATAGTCGAATCAATTTCCTGTATCCATTTTCCATTATTCCAAATATTGTTGCACCCAATTGTTCTGTTGCGAACATATGATATCTCATTGCCCTTCCGCTTTGTGCTCCACCAAAATTCTTATCTTGAAGATCTGGTGTCATTGATAACATAAGGATTAAACTTAGCAAATGCCTCATGAAATCTATCATTCCGTTATAAGATACATCTTTAATTAACCACTTAATATCTCCCTCTGAGTCGTTTATAACTAGCGCTAATGCCTCATAAAGCTGCTGTATTTCCTGCTGATATGCTGGATTCGGTCGAATGAATCCAGCGTCATCACTGATATGTGTATCAATTGTACTCAATCCTATTCGCTTTAATATCAATTTTGCGTTATCATTATAATCTGTCATGCTTATAGCATTTTTTGCCATATTCTCAATAGCATCAATCAATGGCAAAACAGGCTCAAATATCCCAATTGCATCTTCTTCTTCAAAAGATATTATTGGGAGCTCTTGCCATCCTAATTCTTTTTCATATGTCTGAGTACCTACTCCGTTTATATAATCAATAAACTGTACTGGCTCGCCTTTTTCATTGAATTTCCTGCGTCTGTTTTTCTCGAAAACCTCAACAACGCTAATATCTTTCCCTTCGCTATTCTTTTCAGTGCTAAATATTAACCCAGCTATTTCATTTGGTTCTATATCATAATCATATATGATTATCGTTTCTTTTGGAAGCTGTACATATTTGAATTGATTATCCTTATCTTCATACGCCAAATAATGAGAGGCACTAGTTATATTGAAACGCTTCATAGTTTTTGTAAATTTACTCGTATTACTATTAATGCGCAACATCATATCTAATGCATCTTGAAGCTCTTCATTATTGCTATTATATTGCGGGTCTATACCTGAAAACGCTCCATCTGCCATATGTATAATATACCGTTCTATTGGCATGAGTATATTACCACTGCTTCCAGACATCATCATGTCAATATTCCCACTAGGTTTACGGTTATAACGCTGGTGTAATGCTTGTCGATGCTTGATCTTTGGTTGTGACAAATCAAACAACGCAGTTATTTTCGCAGTAGTCAGATCATGAAAGTAGTCATATGGTAACTGAATCATTTATACACCGCCCTCAATATTTCTACTACTAAATCATATTTCGATACAATATTGAACCCAATATGAGAGAACATATCTATTAACATGCTTACCTCATTAACCTTTGATGATGTAGACCTCAGTGATTCATTTTCTAACTTCAATACCTCATTTTCTTTTCTTATCACAAGATAATCGTCTGCAAGTGTATCATAACTTTTACCTAGCGAGTCATACTCTTTTTTACATGCGTATACACTGCATTGCGCACATTTCTTACACATGCTTAATACCTCTTTCTCTCCTTCTTCTGTCAATCCTAGCTCTGATATCTTACTCATGACCGTGCTTAACCTCCAATACAGATTTCTCAATCAAATCTTCGAAGTATCCATCTATATCATGTATATTCCGTCTGATTGATTCTATATGTTCAGGATTTAAATGCTTATAAATATCAGCCATTGCAGTGCGTGACAGCCTCGCTATATCGGAATAATGAGCATTCCCAGACTTTATTAATTCACGTAATCTCCTTGCAGACTCCTGCTCTTGCGATGATACAATATTCTTTGCTACTCTCTCTGCCTGTGCATGTGCATACTCAGAAGCTTTTCTATCACCATCCTCTTTTATGCGGTCTATTTCTGCCTCTGTTTTCGCTTTCATTTTGTTAAACAACAAAACAAGCCATGCTCCTGCTGCTGTGATTACAGTACCTGCAGCAGATATTATTATTGGTGTCATTTGCTCGATTATTGGTTGCATAGCTATTCACCTCGTATAAAAATCATATTATAATATCATCGCACTCCATATAATCGCAATCCACTAGCCATTATTGGACGTATTACTTGTATTTCATCGCTCATACCATATCTAACTGCGTCTATACAGTGATTATTTTTATCTGGATATGCAGATATATAATTACCATTTCTGTCTACAGCGTATTCATACAGCGAAAATTCACGATATGCATTTGGAGTTCTTGATTTATCGATTACAATTTTGATTAATCCTTCTAAGAACTTCATCCCATGTTCTACGCTATCAGGTCCCTTTTTTGCTGGTTCAATATTCAATCCAAGTGCCTTCATCTCAGCTATTGTACGTGGTTCTGCTGAGTCAGCCCATATCAGCATATTATTGCTATGTTTCTGTCTTATCTTCTGCACTGCAGAAGCATTTTTTAGCCTTACTTCATATACTTCATCCAAAATATATAATATCTGCTTATCACGGTTATAATGCATTTTTATCCAAACAAATGGATCAACACTGAATCCAAAGTCACACCCAAACTTAAACCGGCCCATTTCTTTTATTTCGCTATCAAGAATACGCTGTTCTTGTATGTTGTCAAAAACGATTCCTCCAGTTCCAGTTGGAATGCCCATATACTCATTAAGGTATGCTTGAGGCTTATCCTCCTTAAGTCTTTCTGCTTCTGCTATAAATTGGTCTGACAGCCATTTCTTAGGAACATCAAGATACGATGTGTTTACTGTCAACTTATCATTGTTTTGTTCTAACATATCTACATTTGCCCATGCATCCCGGCTCCTAGGTGGGTTAAATGTTTCTATATTGATAAACTTAGCATTTTCACCACGCATTGTTGATTGCAATACATTTCTAATCTCTTCTCTGCCGTGGAAGTTAGAACTCTCTTCAAAATGTGTAATCCCAATATATCCAAACGGCATCTTGATTGATTTTATTTTCTCTGGCTCGTCAACGCCTCGAAATAATATTTTTTGGCCTGTTTTTATATATGTTACTTCCATTGGTGACACTGCCTTTTTGAATACGCTATCAAGGCCAAGTATTGATATTGCGAATAAAATATTTGCGTATACGCTATCACGTAGTGTGTTTGCTATTTTTCTAAAGCATATTGCATGGCTATTTTTATTCTCTGGTTGTATTAATAAATAAACTAACGCTATTGCAGCAAATGTTGATTTTGTTCCTCCTCTCCCACCATATAGAATATAATGAGTATGCTTATGGTCTATCATATCATATAAAACATCAATATATTTTGGTATTATTAAGTCATTCAGCAGAATTTTTGGCATCTATATTGCCCTCTTTTTTGTCGCATACAGGTGTATAGTCTCTTTTCAGTATAATTTCAATTTTATCAGCTATATCTCCATCAATATCCTTACGGTCAACCCTACGCCATCTTTCGTTATTTATATTAGACAAGTAGAATATCAATGCTGTTTTATCTGGTGGAAAGTATTTTTCTTCTATGGTTTCTTCTGTGGTCTGTTTATCTCCACCCTGTGTTGTATACGTTCTAGTTATTTTTACTACTTCCCTATGCCCAGTTGCAGACTTGAATATTGCATCTTCTAATAATATTTCCAATGCCTTTGTACCATTATCTAGTGCTTTAAATATCTTATCGCTCTTTCCTCTCCATGCATGTAATGTTCGCGCACCTATTCCCATATATTTAGCAATTTCATCGAATGCTAAACCGTCTTCTCCACGCAATTTCTCAAGTTCTTTTAGCTTCTCACGGGATTCCCACTTCGCCATCAATGCTGACATTAAATATCCTCCTTTTCATTGACGGTTCTTCCGTTGTGAAGATTATTTTATTTTAAAATACAATTCAGTTATCTATCCATTCTAAATTGATAGATAATTTTATATCATCAATATCCCATATTTATATCTCTATCCTATCATACATCTTTAACATTACATGAATAAATGTGTTTTGTCAATATGTTTTGCACAAAGTTATCAACATACTAACATATTCAAGCTGGTTCTAATATTCTGTCACCGATGAAATCAATTACAGCATCTTTTTCGCCTTTATCCCACAAGCTAATAAGATATTTAACTGTATTATCAATTTGCTTAAACGTAGCGCCACATAGATATGTCACATCAAAATTAATTCCTTTTTCATACAATTCCTTTTCCCAATGGATAAAAGACCCACTATATTCATACATCTTAATCGCTCCTTTAATATTCTATTTTTACTATGCAGTTTTCACAACCCAATGTATTAGTATTATCTTTATAATTGTGCATATTTATAGTGTATACGATTTTCTCGCAAACCGCTCCGCATTCAGGGCAATTGATAGATAATTCTGCTATCTGGTTATCTGCATTTTCGTATTCATCCCATGCATAAGTGTATTCAGCCTTGTCTTCGCTCCAACTATCGCTAAAAATCTCTCCGCAGCAATTATTACATCCACAATTTTCATAAATTGTTTCGCACCTGTTACCGCATACGTCACAACATTTTCCTTCTGGTTGTATCCATGAAGGATGCCCTGTTTTTTCCGCAAATAATACCTCTGGGTGTGTCATTTGAATTCGCTCCTTTTATTTTTAATAACTATAGTATAATATAGCATAGTAGCATTACGCTGTCAGCTAATTTTGAAATGCTTCTTAAATCTTATCTCCTTTCTTTCATTGTCGTAACTTGCGTCTACCTCAAGTCCTGTTTCTAAAGTCAAGTCCATATCCCTTATCCAAGTTATCGGTATACGAACTAATCCAGTTGGAGTCTTACTGCCCCCACCATTATTCAGCGTTATTTTTAGCGTTCTCGTGTTTTTATACATCTCTAAAATCTCCTTCATGTCAATCTATCCAATTCGTAATATATTGCGATGCATTCCTTACAACCTCTATAATATCATTATTCGCACTAGATAATAGCTTTATTTCGTATATTGTGTATAGAACTAAATCCATATCAAATCTGCATGACACGTAATATGCTATCATATCTGCAATGTTATCGTCCTTATTCCTGTTTATTCCTAGATCTGAGAAATATTCCAGATACACATAATTTCCAAGCTCTCGAAGTAACACCTTAAGCTTATCATGTATGTGTAGATTAGCATTGATGTATATTGTTCCATGCATGAACACTCCATATGCATACATATCATCTTCTTCTATGATGTATGGCACATCTGGATTATCAACTTGCAAACAATATAGCTTATCATATAGCTCTAACGGTAACATGATATTTCACCTCTCATATATTACACATTCGCAGAAATTAATGTTGCGAACGAAGATTGATTATGGATTGTTATATCCTTTATTGGTGTCGCAGATGGTATATCTAACCCTTTATCTGATAAGTATCCTATCCATTCCCTTAATGCTGTCTTTGCCATTATCATCGCTTCTATCAATGTACTTCCTTGGCTATTTGCGCCTGACAAATCAGGAAAACAAACTGCATAACCTTCTTCACACTTAACAAATATCGCCGGATATGTATACTTCATTATTGCATTACCTCCTCACATGCTATATATTTAATCCTGCTGTCATCTTACCCCAATGTGTTTCAAGATCTTTTCAGTTGTAAATTTATTTATTTCTTTACCATGTGGCACTTGAACTGGCCTAGCACCTAGTTTTGCATAAATTTTATGTTTACCATTTCTAACAAGAATATATCCCGTTTTTTCTAGCTTCCTTATCAAGTCCACACGTTTCACATTAATCACCCCAATCGATATTATGCAAGTATAATATCATATGTGCGTTACGCTGTCAATATGTTTTTGGAATATTTTTTTTAAACTTGCTATTCAGTCAGTCTTCTGATCCGAAGCGCAAGTTTTCCATTCTATTCAAAATTTGCCACAAAATTAATTCAAAACGTCAACAGAAGCGCGTATACGCATGTAGAATCGATTTTATTGAATCTGTGCCCAGATTATTCAAAATAAATTATACGAGCTATAATGTGTTCAAATAAGCCTGTATCGGCGTAAATCGTTGCATGTGAAAGTTGCGAGCCATTGAAATGGCTCGCGCGCGCATTTTTAGGGCTTCCGATTCAGCGGTAACACCTCACATCAATTCCATAAATTTACAAATGGCGTATTTACGCCATTCTTTTTTTTGGTAACAGGTAAAATTGGTGCAGTAACATGAGTGATGTAACCAATCAAATGCCGTAATAGAGCTGTTTGTAGCTACAGTAACAGAGTAACAGATTTTTAGATCAATACACACACATATATATATATATATATATATATTAAATGTGAAAATAAAAAAGATAATGCGCGTATGTATATATATATGTTACTCTGTTACTATATATATATATATAAGAATAAATCCTTATTCCATAGCATTTACAGTGGTAACAGGTGCAGTAACAGCAGCGCAGTTTTTGTGTTACTAGTGTTACTGCATACATTATTGATAAAATGCTTGATATAATCGAATCAACATATGGAAATTACTTTTCAGATTCATTTATTTTCTCAGTTACATAGAAAATAGCCGTTAATCTATACAGATTAGATAACGGCTATTATTTTTACTATACCAATCTTAAGTTGTTTTTATTTTGCCTTCCAAAACAAATGGTTTTCAGGGTCATCTAATGGTATATCATTCACACCAATGGTTAAAAATTCGTTCTTAATCCATAGTAGCCGAATTTTCTTCCCATTTATACTCTTTACCTTTGTCCTACTACTATTCCCTATATTTATCATTCCTGCGTCTTCTAGGTGCTTTAATAGCATATCTTTGCCTATTGGGAATATTTGATTCCTGCATTTAAATGCGCTATAAACTAGATTATATATAGTCTCAATATAAAAATAATGATACTCATTATCAAAATATCCTACCATATCACCCTTAGGATTTTCGTTTATTAGATTCCCATATTTATCGTATTCTTTCTGTTTCCCAACCTCTACAACGTAGCATTTACCAGACCCAAGCATATCAATTAGCGCAGCTAAAAATAACTCAACTGGCTTCTCGTTCTTCATCCGGATTATTTGGTTATTATGTGCAGTTGTTACTGCAATCTTGAATTCATTCATTCTGTTACTGTGTTTATCATCTGACCCACCTAACGACATAACAAACCTTGAAAACATCTCTATCCCAATTTTTAGCCATGCAGTCGCTTCCGCTAATCTTCCATGCTGTTGTTGGTTTTGCCTAATCTCGTCTCTATATTTAATAAATAAATCATGTAAAATAGCAGGTAATTCTTCACATTGTGGAATAATCCATTCAATATATCCGCGCATCGCAATTGGCAACAATTCACTTTTATCCTGCATTTCAGATAATTTTGATATATTTACAGAACCTGCCTCAATTGTAAGAATATAATGCCTTGCAAGCCCACTCTCTCCAATATCAGGCTTGTCTTCTGCTGATATTATGACATTCCCTCGCGGTGTAAACGTTTTCTTAAGTGTTCCATCTGGATTCATCCTCCCTCTCCCGGACCTATCACCATAAGATCGTGTCATCTCTTGCATAGCTCTATTCATGGATACAGAATGCGAAGCTTGTGTAGTTGGGTGATAATCGTCTATAGCAGCCAATACGTCTTTCAATGCAAAACCTTGTCTTTCAAGCGAGTTATGCGTACTCCTAAAGCTTCCAGGCAAGTCCTTTGCTGCAAAGTCACCAAAATGAGATAATGCTAAAGCTGTTAAAGTAGATTTTTTTGTACCAGTTGCACCAAGCAATGTCATAATAAAAGACGGCTCTATTTTTGCTATCCTGAAAAATTCGTTCAATGGGCTAAGATATACTAATGCGAGCATAGGATATGTTATTTCATGACTCGCTACATTAATGAAATCAAGGCTATGCTTCACAGCTTTTCTCAATACATCTGTTGTTGAAGATTCACTTGGTAATATATATGAGCTTAATTTATCATCAAGCTTAATGGTGATATTAGACTCTCCAATTGCTCCGCCGCCATGCAGAAAAATATACTTGTTACTCCTGCGTGTCCATCCAGTGTGTGTGTATATTGTCTTATCTATTAAATATTGAGATGCAATCCGCTTAAATGCATCTGTAGCTTTATCTTTAGTGAATCTACCTGAAAACACACAGGCCTTAGCAGCCCAATTCGGAGTTACCCATGATAATGATTCGAATTCAGTCGCTTTAACCTCTACTTCTGGCAATTCATCTCCAGTAAACCGTAATGCCTTGAAACAGAATGATATCTCATCACTATGCTCTCCATCCTTACGATAAATCCTAAACGTTGGTATTGGTATAAAATTAGTCAATTGCACGGGATAGCCATCTTTATCATTCATATATAGGCTATTATCGCTTACAATATACCCTAACGACTCATAATATTGCGTCAAATCATCTTTAGAACCATGGCTTGATGATGACTTAATGCATTTATACCTGAGCGGCTCTCCATCTTCACATGCATTAATAACCGAGTTCACTGCGTCTGCAAGCTCAGACGGGTTATTTTGGAAATAATCAACTCCTTTTGTAAATTTTTTCCATGCATCTACGCTGAACTTGCAGCCTGATTTTTTCAATGCAACATGAAGCTTTCCAGTCAAGCTCTTGCTACACAGTGTGAAATAAAATTTATCAGCGCAAAACTCAGGTATATTACCATCTGATACTAGGATTGCTATCGGTATTAGATCGGCATAAATCTGGTTGTCTGTTAGGAATATATATTTGTCCATAAAGCAATCTCCTATTGTAGTTACATACATGCCGATTATATGCTTTTATATTGTAATCATGATGGCACAATCATGATTACAATTGCTTTTCTGTTTTTATTGACACCAACTAATAGTTTTGCATTTATATCTGGCATCTGGCATGTGTATTATGTATTCACTTCCCATAATTTTATAAATTGTAATCCATGTCTTGCTATAATATCATATGAATGTCATCGCGTCAATGCTATTGACAATTAAATTTATTATGGTATAATTTCATGAGAGGTGATACATATGATGACTGCGAAAGATATAAGCAGTGCAAGAGAGCGAATGGGATTAAGTGTACCTGAATTAGCTTCAATATTAGGAGTAACACGACAAGCACTGTGGGCATGGGAGAATGGTAAAAAGATACCACAATCTATTCAGAATCATATTACTCTGATTGACGAGAAATATAGTATACCTGACAATTCATTTCAGATATGCCAAAAATAACTAGCCATGCTAATAAGCGAATAAAGCAGCGCATTGGTATTCCAAAGAAATCAGCGCATACAAATGCAGAAAAAGCATTGATTTATGGCGTTTCGCACAAAGATACATCTGGAACATTATGCCGATATTCCGCTGGCAATATAAAAATATATAACGACTTTGTTTATATATTCTGTGTAGAAACGCTTATTACCGTGTTTAGCTTGCCAAAATGCTATATTCCAGCTGCACGGAAAATACAAGTAAGAATAAATAATATATACTCTGTATGATATATATTATTTATTCTTTGCGTTTGACGCTATAGGTTTGATTCTGTTTAGTCTATTAGTTTTATATTTGGTTTAAATACTACAATCATACTCGGGAATGGAGCGCTATTCTTACTATCTCCAAATTTCAACCGCCCTCTAATAAATCTGACTTCATGCTTTCCGTATATGTAATCATGAAAGTATCGTGTATCTGTTCGAGCTGGTAGTAGCATGACAATTGTAGCACCATTTTGCGCTTCCATATGCGCTTTACAGACCCATAGCCCTATACTTCTTCCATAAGGTGGATTTAGCCAGCAAATGCCGTCCCAATTCTGTTTCAACCCATCAATATCAGATGTATAATAGTTTCTGTGTTTATGGTTCTTATGGCTCGCAGCCACATCACATGTGAACCCGAATTCTTTATTAAGCTCATCATATAACCATTGCGGTGTTTCCCAATCCTCTTTACTACTTGAATATAATGCTTGGTTGATCATTTCTTCACCCCATATAATCTAAATGTTTAATAACTATATCATATAAATACCATGCCGTCAATGCAGTTGACAACTAATTTCATATATGATATAATTCATAATATGATAAAATTATATCCACACCAGATTGAACTTATAAACAATATAAAAAAAAGCCTATTGAATGGGCATAAGTCAATTTTGGCTGTAGCGCCGTGTGGGAGCGGAAAGTCATGCGTTTCTGCATCTATTGCTCTATCTGCAAATAAAAAAAATAATAGAGTTTTGACACTTGTGCATCGAAAAGAATTGATTGAACAGCTACGAAACACATATATTGAACAAGGTGTAGACCATTCAATATGCGATTTTTCTCTAATCCAATCTGCAAAAAAAATACAATATAATCCATCTGTTATATTAATAGATGAATGTCATAATGCTAGTTCTATATCATATATAAATGTATTCAATAGATTCCCTGACGCAGTCAAAATAGGGTTTACAGCTACTCCGATAAGACTTGGAAAGAAACAGTTGGGAGATATATTTACAGATATTGTAATAGGACCTTCTACAAAATGGCTTATGGAGAATGAGTTCTTAGTGCCGAAAATAAAATGCTTCCAAAATATCGGAGAAGACTTCTCAAATGTTAATGTTATTCGTGGAGAATACGACCAGCGCCAACTTGGTATAATTATGGAACATGAAAAAGTATATAAACAAAGCGTTGAATTATATAAAACGCACATTGACAATACAAAGTGTATAATATATTGCGTAAGCGTCGAGGCCGCAAATCGTACGGCTGAATGGTTCAATATGTCAGGATATGCTGCTGCATCTGTTTCGTGTTATACACCGTCAAAGGAACGTGCGTTTATATTTGACAAGTTCCGTTCCGGAGAGTTGCAGATACTGTCAAATGCATATCTTGTAGGCGAAGGGATTGATGTCCCGGATTGCCAATCTGTTTTAGACATAGCAAAAACAAACTCATATGCGAGGTATAAACAAAAAGCTATGAGATGTGGACGTGCAGCTCCTGGAAAAGAAATTGCTTATTATATCGATGCTGTAGGCAATATAACGCAACATTCTATGCCATATGACGATCCAGTATGGACGCTTGAGCCATCTAAGAATAGCAGATCTAGTGATGCATTAGTAAAGGTCTGCCCAAAATGCGAATCTGTTTGCTATGCCGTATGCAAAATATGCATAGAATGCGGATACGAATGGACTATAGCTGAGAAGCGGGTCGCGGATATATCAAATGTAGTTGAAGTAGATGAACGGATTTTATATCTAAAAAGCAAGCCATACAATGCATATATGGAAGCAACAACATTCGGAGAGTTGATTGAATTGCAAGAAGCAAATGGGTATAAAAGGCTTTGGGCTGTATATAAAGCTATTGATCTTGGGATCCAGATCCCATATAAATACAATAGGATGAAAGAAATAGCATTGAAGAATAAAAAACAAGCCGTTATGGTTTAAGTTGTAACGGCTTTAATTCTCGCATATCACTGTTATATTCAATTATTCCTATGGACTCCATCCATCACGTTCTAACTCTTTAAGTACTTTATATTGCATTCGCAAAGCATCAATATCATTACATCTATGAATATAATGCACCCCAGATCGTTTCCTATACTCATTAAGCAAAGCATCTCCATTGGTACTGCTATAAATACAATATTCAACCGTTGTAAGCTTATCCCATAACTTCCAACACATTACCCTTCCCTTATGCAGCCTTGCCTCAGCGCAATCAATTTCTAGTGTTGCAATTTTATGGATATCATGTATGCTGCAAAAGTCGTTTAATCTACTATTTTTAATAATTATTCCTATCATATCGTCACTTGAGCGCATTAGCGCATCATTATATGATTTTGCTTTTCGCGTGCTATGCTCTGGTGCATATCTCAATATATAGTCATCATTATGTCTGTGTATAAAATAATCTGCATACGCCCCTTCTGCAATATCAAAAAATATTTCTCCTGTGTCTGGGTCTATAATTAATATTTTGCAAATATATGCGTTGTCTGGTATCATTTAATCAGGACCTTAACTATTTATATTGTAGAACGCGGGCTCAGCTATTTCAATAAGCTTAAACATATTTGTTGGCTTCTAAGTATTCTAATATCATATCCTTCGCTTCTTCCCATGAATAACATACGCCACATTTATATCCTCTTGAACTTGCCATTCTGATAAAATCAGCCTGTCTTGGTGTAGGCTTATTAGGCTTTACTTTCATTTCTATATATAATCCATGGAACCCATTTCGCGCCTCAGAAATGAATATATCCAGAACGCCAGAAAGCACTCCCTCGCGCTTTAATTTTATAGCCTCTAATTTGTTTCTACTCCCTCCATTTGGGATTGAAAACATTAATATTTCTGGGTGAAGCTGTCTAAAATAACTAAATAGTGCTTGCTGTTCTTGACTCTCAGATAGATTCTTATTACCCATAGAATACTGCCTCATGCTCACTCTTGTATGATGCAAGTTGCACAGCCTCACTTGCATCATGCATATATTAACATGATTATGATAGTCTGTCAAGCATAAATATAAAATATAATTTGACATTTTAGACTGCATAGCATATAATTAGAATTGGAATACAGGTATATACTATATTTTTCAAGTTTAATTTTTGGAGCTGATTCTATGTCAATACATTGCAGGCCATTAGCAAGGCGTTTTGCAGATATAATGGTATTTGGTAAAACAAAGAAATCTTTTGCAGAACAATGCGGGATTGATAAAAGTCGAATGGGAAAATTTCTAAACGGGAAAATCCCGCCAAGCATGATTGAGCTTGATAGGATTTGTGCAGCATTACAGTGTCAACCTAATGATGTTATCGAATGGATAAATAACAGCGAATAATGAGGGGGCAATCACAATAGACATATCAGCATTAAAGCAATCAGTCACAATGCAACAAGTAGCTGAGGCTTATGGGTTCACAATATGCAGAAATAAGATAAAATGCCCATTCCATAATGATAAAACTGCATCGCTGCATATATATGAAGGCGACCGTGGGTGGTATTGCCATGCCTGTCAAAAAGGAGGTTCAATCATTGATTTTGTAATGGAATACTATAATATTGATTTGCCAAATGCATATGATAAATTAGTATGGGATTTCAGATTAACTCATTTACAAGCGACTGTAAAAGGCAAGCCTACTCCAACGCCAATAAAAATTCAATCAACGCATGAGCAAAGGCGCAAACGGATTGATAATTGGCTACATGATATATTATGTGAATGCTGGGACTTAGAAAGAGAGTTAAAAGACGCGTTCCTGCTTGGTGATAATGATAGAGCATGCAAATTAGAACCTTGCATTGATAATATTGATAATATTGATAATATTGAAAGCACATTGACAAATTACGGATATTTTCTAATACATTGGAAAGATTATATCGAATATATTCTTGGCACGCCAAAAAATAAATGGCTTTCCGATGGAGAGTTTGATAGACTATCTATTTGCGCAAATGGTCTATGGGCAAGATATAAAAACACATGATGAATTTGCATGCGGATAGAATGCATGTAAATAGCTGAAATCATTAAAAATGTGAAAGGTGATAAGCTATGAACTATTGCAATGATAATAAGATGAATGCTATAAATAATAATATAAGCCATCCATCATATTATACGGACGGAAAAATTGAAGTGATTGAATTTATTGACGATAAGAAATTTAATTATTGCCTTGGAAATGCAATAAAATACATCTCAAGAGCTGGTAAAAAAGACAAAACAAAGATAATTGAAGATCTAGAAAAGGCGATATGGTATATAAATCATGAAATAGAAAGGATCATAAAATATGAAAATAATTGAAGCTGGATATGAAATCTTAACACCGATTGATGGGCTGAACATTTTGAAACACATAGAAAGAATTGGGCGGGTTTGTTATAAATCTGAGGACAAGATTACTGATGATTCTTCGCTTTCATTTGTAAAGATGCTAATTAATAGAGGTCATGAAGCAATGATTGAACACTATGCATTTTCTGTAAAGTTTATTTGTGACCGTGGAATATCGCATGAAATAGTCCGGCATAGGCCAGCAGCCTATGCGCAGGAGAGCACAAGATTCTGTAATTATAGCGATGATAAATTCAATAATGAAATAACTGTAATAAAACCTTGTTTTTTGCACGATGAAGAATCTGACGGAAGACAGGAAGCAGCATGGTTATACGCTTGCAAAACGGCTGAGCAATGCTATTTCCAAATGATTAAATTTGGAGCAAGCCCACAAGAGGCGAGATCTGTATTGCCAAATAGTTTAAAGACGGAAATAATATGTACCTATAACTTACGCGAATGGAGACATTTCCTTAAGCTAAGAACATCATGTACGGCACATCCTCAAATGATAGAAATATTGATGCCACTATTACTTGAGCTTAGGGGAATTATACCAATTGTATTTGATGATATTTTATAGCATTAATATTATTATATATAGCGCTATCATACTATAGATAGCGCTATATAGCTAAATTATAAATTAAAATTTCATTAACTATACTTTACAAAAGATTTTAGTTACGCTTCTTAGGTCTAAAGACCAGCCGACAGTTGGGTTGAAGCCTTCCGGGATGCTGGTTACGCTGCTTAGGTCTAAAGACCCTCCGACAATTGGGTTGAACCCTTCCGGGATGCTGGTTACGCTACCTAGGTATAAAGACCAGCCGACGGTTGGGTTAAACCCTTCCGGGATGCTAGTTACGCTATCTAGCCATAAATGCCTGCCGAC